TTACAGAGCATCCGTCGGCCAGGCGCTCGGTTGGAAGCGATCCAGGTAAACGCGGATCTGGGCCAGCGGCGTACCGCGGTAGGCCAGTTCGACAAAGACGACATAATAAGGCGTCTTCTTCGTACCGCCGCTATCGGTAACGACGATCGTGTCCGCATTGGTGTTCACCCGACTCGGATCCAGCTGCGAGTTGTAGGCGTCGCGGACATCCGTATTCGGCGGCAGGGTGAGGATGTGCGTCCACTTCAGCCACTGCGCCGTTCCGTGACGGCCGCTGGATGCCCACGGTTTCAGATAACCCGGCACCCCGGGGACCGCGGGCGTTCCCGACGGCAGCGGCTTGTTCGGGTTGCTGGTGCGGTAAATATCCACCGTCACGTTCTGGGGAATAGGTAGTTTCCCGGCCATCATCATTCACTCCTTGGGCTGATAATCCAGACAATCGGCACAGCAGGCCACGTTGGTCAACGCCTTGTGCGTGGTGCAGGCGTCATGGAGGGCGCAGGCGAAAACCTTGAGCCGCACCCGGCCGGTGCAAGTCGGACACTCCTCCTGCCGGATGGCTTCGCCGAGGTGCCGGCAGGCGGGACGGCCCGGCCGAGGAGGCGGATTGTCCCACGCCTGACGATAGGCCTCGCTCTGGGCTGCGGTGCAATGGATGCCCCGGCACAACTCCCACAAACGGCCCACCATGGGCTCGCCGGAGCGGTGACAGGCCAGGTTCGGTTGGTCACATTGACAGGGCGGGATCATAACGTCACCGTCACCGTGAAGCGGCTGGTCGAGGAACCGCAGCAACCGCTGTTTTGCTGCACCCGGAAACGCAACCTGAGCGGCGTACACAACGAATCCGGCTCCGGCGCCACGTAATCGGTGGTGCAGTGCGGTATGATGGTGCCCGCCCCCAGCCGGTAGGAGCTGACATCCGTACCCCCCGCCACACACTCCAGATAAAAGTCCAGGTATTGCACCCCGCCGCCGCCACAGACCGGCAGCGAGGGGCTTTCCCAGCGCTGGGTCAAAGGGTTCCAGGTCAATGTCCAGGTCAGACCGACCAGGCAGGCACAAGCAGGGTCATCGGCCAGGGTGATGGTGGCATGCAGGACAGGCGTAGTGTCCTCCAGTGGACAGCAGCCGCAGTAGGTCGTGCCGGTAACCGGCTGCACCAGGATGGCCGCCGGAAACGATGACCCCGAGCCGCAGCCGCCCGTGTTGGCGAACACGGGGTCGCTGAAAACATTGGGCTGGTTGCAATCGAAACCGTTGAACGGGGCGGTGTACGTCGCACTGCACCCGGCCACCGGATCGTCAAAGAGCTGGAGTTGCCAGACCGGGGACGCCGAGGAGAGCACCAACCGGAAACGATCGCCGATGTAGGACCAGGTGCATGGGCCGGTCTTGGTCAGCGTCCAGCGGCCGTTCCAGCGGTGCGCCCGGGTGAGGCCGTCGGTGAAGATGATGCCGTCGCCGTAAGTGGTATCCACCGTGAACGACAGCAGACGGGGCGTCGAGCCCACGCAACCGGGACACTTGGAACAGACGCCCGTCGGGAAACAGGGCGTTTGGGGGCCAAAACGATCTAAAAAGCACATCAAATGGTCAGTGGCCGTGCCTCGGTCCTTGCGGACGATGAGCACGACATAAAAGGTCGTACACCAACCGGCCAGGGGGTAATCCTTCACCAGCACGACGTCGGCACGGCCGTTGTCCCGCGCCGGGTCGAACTGGCTGTCATAGGCGCTACGGATGTCGGTGCCGGTGGCGACGTGGAGCACATGGGTCCAATGGAGGTTGAGGGCCTGGTAGCCGAACCGCCCGTTCTTGACGTGATGGCGCAGATGCCCCGTGAGGCCAGCGTAGCGAGGGTTGTCGGCCGGCGGGTACAGGTGCGCCCCGTCATAGTGGCGGTACAGGTCAAAGGTGCAATTCACAGGAAGTGGTAGAGCCATGGAAGGGCCTCGATCCAAACTTCCGAAGCCCCTCGCCCCTGTACTCGGGGGCGAGGGGAGACTTCTGTCGGCATCAACCCTGGGCGTTGAGGACCCGGTGATAACGGTACGGGCGAAGAATGGCCTTGATGCGCTCCGGCAATTCGCCCTGGGCCACGGCGGCCTGATAGGCATAGCTGCCGCTCACGGTTTCGCGCGTAAGCGTCAGATCGCGGCCGCGCTGCACAAACCAGGAGGCCACCAGTTCGGCGCAGGCTTCTTGCACGTCCTCGGGGATGGTGGCATAACCGGCCGTGTACTGCACCCGGAAGTTATTGATGCCCAGCGGCCAGATCAGATCCTCGGGGTGGAGCAGTTCCGGATCGGTATAAGGAATGGCGCGGAGCAGCCAGCCGCGGCGCTGGTCGATCTGGAAGCCCTGGAGTTCGTAGGTGTGGAGTTTCAACTCCGCGTACTGGCCCGCCGCCGTCAGCGCCCCCTGGCTGACCGGCAGCGGGCCGGCGCTGCCGCTGCTGCCATTGGGACAGTAGAGGTCGGCGGAGGGCCACTGGTCATAGCCTTCCCCGACCGCCGCCCAGCCGTTGCCCAGCGCACTGATCGCGTTTTGCACCGCGACCATGGTGGGGTTGGCGGCCCAGGTGATCGACGTATTCGTGGTGGTCACGCCCGCCGTGACCCAGGTCAGTGTCAGGCCGGTGCTGGTGACCGACACCCGGGCGATCGGCGTATTGATCAGCGTGTTCTGGAGCTTCAGGGCGGTGACCGGCCGGTACCGCACCGACTGCACCGAGAGCAGCGGATACTGGCGCAGGACCAGGCGGCGGTCGCCCAGGCCATTGTACAGTTCGTCGTAAGCGGTCTGGACAAAGTCACGCCGGCAATATTTCTGGATGGCGCGACTGGCGGCTGTGATCAGAGTGCTGATCGCCGGCTCGTCCGTGTCCGTGGAGGCCGGCATGTTTTGCCGGGCTTTGTCGAGGTCGATGAGGTCGGCCATTATTGCGAACTCCGGTATTTGGCGATGCAACTGAGTCGGCGGAACAAGGTGGTGCCGATGTAGGTGGCGGTAATTTGAATCGTGTAAAGGGCGTTCAGCGTCAGCGTGTTGGTGACGGACGCCGGGATGGTGCCTTCATACCGGCCGTTGGAAGCGGCGACGTAATTCATGGTGGTCGAGGCCATGAGGGTGTTGCCGTTGCCGTCCAGCAACACAAAGGACACCGCGGCGCTGTTGATGTAGGCGCCCGTCGAGGCGTTGGTCAGGACGTCGAGCCGGACCAGGTTGTCGGAACCAATTGCAAGGACTTCCAGAGCCATTAGCACACCCGGACAAGAGCCGTTGCAGAGAAGGAGTCAGTGACGAGGGCGGTGGCGGACAAGCTTTCCACCATCAGGGCCGTGGCGGCGACTTGTTCTGTGACCAGGGCAGTGGCGCACAGGGCCGGCGGCTTGTTCATGATAAGACCGCCGCGGACGGTCATGCGTTTGCGGCTGCGGCTGGGGAATTTGGCCACCAGCTTTTTTCTCGGCCGGCGCAAAAGTTCTTCAAAAGACATTAGCCAACCTCTCTCCAAGTCAGGCGCACGTCCGCGTCGAAGGCGGTCGGGGTCGTCTGGAGTCGAATGCCGATGGACTGGCCAGGGGCGACGTAAATCCGTTCGTCGGGATACGGCTCATGCCGGTAGCCCTGGACCGCGGCGGCCCCTTCCTGGGTGACGGTAGAGCCGTAAGTCGGTTCGTTGGCGGTGACGTTGAAAAAAGTGCTGGAGCCGGCCGCCTGGTCCCCTTTCTCGTGAGGCGTCGGCGTGACCTGGGTCGCCGTCGGCGTCCCCAACGAGCTGATGTTGGCGATGGCAATTTCCATCTGGAAATTCGTCGCCACCGATTCGTCTGTGACCGTGACGCCGATGATCTCCACCACCTTGTTGACGGGAGCCGTGAGATAGGCCAGGGTGCGAGTGCTGTTGAGGCCCGCGATCTTGGCCGCCGAGGTGTAAACGCCTTTCATGTTAGTAACTCACAGACCAGAGGAATTTGCTGAGTTTGAGGGGACGCAACGGCATCGACAACAAGAAATTCGGATTGGCCTGGGTGCTTTTGTACTCCAGGACGCCAGACGGATACCGCTTGCCGGTGTCGCTGGCAATGTCCACGTCGAGGGTCAGGCGGTCCTGAGCGTTTTCCACGGCGTAGCGCCGGCAGCACAAGGCGACGACCGGGACCAGCAGGTCGGCGTCCGCCAATTCCATCAGGCGGGCCACCAGGTCCGCCGGCAGCAGCGACGCCCAGAGCGTGGCGGCGATACCGTCCGCGAGCAGCATCGCCGCCAGGTCGCCGGCGATCACCTGGCGGAACTTGTGGCTCTCCGTCTTGACGCTCAGGGCGTAGACGTGGGCCGGCTCGTAACAGCGGAGCCGCAAGGTGAGGTACTTGTCCCCCTGGCGCCGGGCCTTGACCAGGGCGAACGCTCGCGTGTCGAAGTAGGTGGTCTTCAGCTCCTGGCCGAGGAAGTCGGGATCGAACTTCTCGGCCGGCAAGGTCTGGATCATCTGGGCGGCGACCGCCGGCAGTTGGCCGGCGGCGACCGCCCAGGTGCCTTGATTGGAACGCAGATCATGAGCGGGGCGTGGCATGGTCAATCAATCTCCTGAAAACGCCACTGCTCCGCGCTCCGCGTTCCCAGTTCCGCGTTGGAAGGAGTGGCATGGTCAATCAATCTCCTGAAAACGCCCCAGCGGGACCGGCGGAGGCATCCGGCCCCAGAAGTAAGCCTCGTCGCCCAGGAGGGACCGCAGCTCGCGGAGCGCTTCCCAGCGCGACTCTCCCGCGCAGCTCCCCCAGGCGTCATCGAGCTTATCCCAGATCCAGTACAGGCGCCGGGTTTCACCCAATGCTTCGCCGATCTCCTCGGCGTGATGCGGGGCGAGCAGGCGCCAACTTTCCAGATGGCCCTGGTACCCCCGGTTGAAGGCCAGATACTCCTGAACGACTTCGTGGGGTGGAAAGCGCCGGAGCTCGGCCTCCAGGGACGGTAACGGGACCAGGACAACCAGGTTCAGGAACCACATGGGGACACCTCACTTGAGCTGGTCCAGGGGAGGCAGATTAGGGAACTTCTCGCGGAGGATGTGCCAGGCCAGCTGCCAGAGCGCGTCGGGGTTACTGGGAGTGGCGGGCGCCGGGGCTGGGGTCGCCGGGGTCGCCGGCGGAGGCGCCAGGAGGTTGTTGTGCCGGGCAAGCCAGCCCGCGACGGCGCCGCCGATAACAAGAGCGATTTGCAGAACTTCGGAAGACATGAGAGAACCTCGGGTTAGGGATAGGAGACAGGGAACACTGGGTTAACGTTTCAGGAGCAGCAACAGCAGGACAGCGCCGCCCACCCAGTAGACAGGGGCAGGCACAACTGGGCCGCCGGAAGCGTCGGGCGGTTGCGGCTTGGGTTTGCCGTTGGGGTCCTGGTCGGGGCGATAGTTGGGATCGGCTTTGCGCAGGGCTTCGGCGAGAGCTTCGGGACCGTCGTACTGATCGAGGCGGAGAAGGACCTTGCCGTCGGGTTGTTGGAGATAAAGCGTTGGCTTACCAGAGGTGACAAAGCCGACGCCGGCCACCGCCCAATCGGTAGGGGCGTAATCCTGGACCACCAGCTTGTCTCGCCAGAGGGCCAGAGTGGGGGATTTGGCCAGGTCGTCGAGCAGGCGGCGGCGGTCTTCCTCGGCACCAATCACGGTCAAGCGGAGGTTGGCCGCATCGTTTGGGATCTGACCGGACGGCGCTCCCAGCTGCTGGATGGCCTCGCCTTTGCTTACTTCCTTGTCGCCGAGGCGATACCGTTCACACGGGCTGATCTTGTCGGGATCGACGCCGAAGAAGACCGGTGGATCGACCTGGGCAACCCTCTTGCCCGCCCGCGCCTGTTCTTCTTCCCAGGGCGGCGTCACCGGCTCGGACCAGGTGCCGTTCTGGTACCAGCGGAACGTGTTGGTACTGGGGATCCAGCCGGCAACCAGCTGGCCATTTTGGTAGCGGTACCAGCAGAGTTCCCCCGCCGAGGCCTGACCCTTGCGCCAGCTGTAGACCGGCTCGCTCGGTCTGGGGTCTGGGAACGAAGCATAGGGACTCTGACAGGCAAGGACGAGGAACCAGAGTTGAAGGCATTTCATATTCATCCTCCGTTAAGAGTGGGGCGCCGGGGGCGGCGGGGCCTTGAGCAGGATCACCGTCCAGCCCGACCGGCCGCTGCGCCAGCGCTTGAGGAACTCTGCGGGCGACATCCAGACAATTTGGTTGTCTTTTGGGTAATTATTATCGCTGATGGCGGCCCAGCGGTCGGACAAGTGGACCAGGTTGACCATGTGGCTGACGGAACCCCGGTAGTGGCAGTCGTAGCCGTTGTAGGTGATGGCCGGCATGCGCCCCGACCGGAGGGCGGCCGCCAGAATGCCGGGGTCGCTGCCCTCGTACTGGAGATAGGGGACGCCCGCGGCATATTTGGCGATCATCCGATCCACTTTTTCGGGATAGCCGCCGCCAGGTTCCTGACGCATCTGCTGCTGGAAGTTGACCAGGCGGCGCTCGTTCTGCCAGCGGGCGGACCATTCGATCGAGGTAAAGACGCACAAGCCGCTCCCGTCCCGGCCGCCCACGTTGTGTTTCTTCTCCGTTTCCGGGAGGTCGGTGGTGATTTCCTCGGCCCCGTCGGGCGACACCTTGCCGCCCTCAACCGGCCGGCCGTCGGCCATCGCCCGGTGGCGGGGCCGCCACGGGTGCCAGGGGTAGTAGGGTCGCCAGGGGTAGACCGGCACCGGGGCGGGCACGAGAATGGGGTCCACCTCGGGCCTGGCCGGTGGCGGGCTGGGCAGCGCTTGGCGGTGCAGCAGCGACACCCCGGCCAGCAAGGCACTGGCGAGAATGACAAGACCAGCGACGCGAACTGCGTTCATGACTGCTCCCTTCACGGGCGGGGGGCCGGGCGAGTCGTGGGACAGGTAGGGCACGGGGTGGCCGGCTGGGTCGGTTGCACCACCGGGGCTTTGCGGGACGACGGCGGACAGCCCGGTAGCCTGGGTCGGAGCCAGGTCATTGCCAGGAACAGGGCGCCGGCCAGGAGTACCAGGGGCGCCAGATCGATCAAGCGTTTCATGAGCGGTCCTTGTGCGGGTGAAAGAGGAGGTAAACGATCAGCAGCGCGATGGCCGTCCACAGGGCGCCGGTTTGGACTCCTTGCCAATACAGGGAGGTGTGGATCTGGTCGAGCAGCTCGCTGCCGAGTTTGACAGTCACCAGGGATTGCATCATCGTTGTCAGTTGTCAGTTGCCAGTTGCCAGTCGTCAGATGCTAGCACCAAACGGTTTTTTTCAGGCCTCTGAAATATCTGGGACGCCACAGGTGCATGAAAAAGTCCGAAAAAAACACCGTTGTGACGCAAGGTTTGTGCTGCAAAGCGTTCACGAATCAGCAAACCCCGGTTTTTCCGGGAAAAAATGCGATTGCTTGTTACAGGACCGTATTTCACCGTGGTTATTTCCCTGGATTTTTCATCTACCTGTGGCATCATGTACTTTGCGGATGCTCTAAAAAAACCGTTTGGTGCTAGTTCTCAGTCGCCGAAGCCTCTGACAACTGATAACTGACAACTGACGACTACTTAATTCATCACGGTCTGGTTGGTCGTGGGGTACGTGGTGGTGTCGCTTTTCAGGCTGGCGGGCTTATGGTTGGCCTCGCCGCCGAGCGCCAGGCACGCCACCGGGATGGTTGGAGACGTGCCGCCAATGGTGAAGGTGATGGCGACGCGGGCGTAGCGTTTGCCCGCGCCCAACTGGCCCGCCCGAACCTCTACGGTGCCGCCCGTGCTCGCGGCGTTCACCGTGGTGGTCGGGATCGTGGCGTTGTTGCTCCAGGTGGAGTTGTCGGGACTTTCCTGGAGCGTGATGACCGCGGTGCAGGTCGGCGACGTGCCCCCGAAGGCGCCCAGGTTGAGCACGAAGAGGGCCCGGCGAAGGACCTGCATGTCGATGGCACCGCTGGTCAGGGTGGTCGTGGTGGTGAGTTGCTGGGGCTGAATCGGCGTGCCGAGGGCAAGCCCCTGAGTCATTGGTTCGGTGTACATGAGTTGGAGTCCTCGATAAAGCGGCCTTGGGGCCGGAGGGCGGCCTGCCCTCCGGCGCGCCATGGCCACGCGATGGCGGATGGTGGTAGGTCAGGCCTTGCAGCCTGACGCCCGGCAAAAGTCAGGCTGGAAGGCCTGACCGACATGGGGTTAATTCAGCGACACAAAGGGGCTAACCTGGGTGGAGCCGTCCTGCAAGGTCACGGGCCGGTCGAGCCACGGTTGGCCGTCTACCCTTTCAACGACCCGCCAGGTCATCTGATTCCGCAAAAAATTGACATGCTGGCTGGCCGCGATCTCGATCTGCATCCGGTCGCCGATGACGTAGAGCGACGGGTCGAGCAGGTTCACGTCGCCCGTGCTGCCGAGGGTGGGCACCTTCTCGGAGATCAGCACCGGCCGGCCGAACAGGGTGCCGGGAATCTTGTCCTGGGCGCCGCCGACGTTCGGCACCCACACGATGCGCCCCGAGCTGTCGGCCAACTGCACCAGCGGCTGGAGGGCATACGGGTGCAGCACCCAAATGGCGTTGTTCATCGACGACGGCAGCAGGCGCGACACCATTTTGGCCGCGTCCTGGAACGTGAAGGTGCCGCCGGTCTGGCGCGTGACGTTGATGTTGGCCGGGGTCTTGAGCATCCCCAGCGGTTTGCCGGCGCCGCTGCCCTGGAGGAAGGCGTAGTCCTCGTACCAGGCCAGGGCGCGGGCGAAGACGGTGAACAGGAACTTCTCCAGCCCGAACGCGGCGTCCTGCAACAGGACGTTACTGGAGATGGTGTAGCCCGACAGCTCATGGGCCTTGAGTTCCAGCATCTTGAACTGGGGTTCCGTTTCCGTGCGGGTCTGGGCTTCTTCGGTCCAATTGAAGACGATCCCGCCAAAGAAAGGGGATTGGCCGGCCGGTTGGACCGTGGTCACGTCCAGGTAGGGGAACATGAGCGTGGCGCTGGTCATCGGCTGGAGGAAGGCGCGTTGGCGGACGATCGCCTGTTCCTCGGCCAGGGAGAGGAGCTGCTGCGCGAACTGCGGCGGCACGACGTAGCCGCCGGTCACGCCGGACGCTTCGCCCAGCGCGGCCTTGCCGGTGTAGTCGATGCGCTGCGAACCGTAGTGCTTTTCCAGGTAAGCGCTGTCCTGCCGGGCCACGGCGCAGGCCCAGTCCCCGAAGCTCTTCTTGGGATCGCCGTCGTTGCCCGCGCCGAAGATGGCGGGCACCGCGTGCTTGCGGGCCTGGCTCTGGGCGTCTTGAAACTTCTGCAGCGTCAGGGCGATGACCTGGTCCATGGACTGCGCCCATTTGCTGGTGACGCCTTCGAGGGACTTGGTGATGATGCCCTGGATCGGGTCCTCGCTCACGGGAGCGGCGACCTGCTGATCGATGAGAAGGGAGCCAAACTCATCGGGGACTTCGAGCTTTTCCCCGGCGGGTTTGCCTTTCCAGTCTTTGAGGAGTTGAACAAACATGATGAGGTTCCTTGGGTTGATGGGATCGCGTCCGTCCGTTTCCAGGTCGATGGGGCTGGCTAACAGCTTGGCGGCTGTCTCCACCAGCGGGACCCTAACGGCTTGTATGTATACATTTGAACATATCCGCCTGCGTTTGGTCAAGAGCAATTGGCCGATTTTTTCTAAAAAAATTCAGAAATTTTCAGGGCGGCGGAAGTTAGGCGGCCGAAACGGCGCGGACCATCTGCCCAAGAACTAGGCGGCGCACCGCCGTTAGCCACCGTTCGGTAACGGTGATCAAACCGTTGTTTGCCCGGATCTTGAGCACTTTCTTCATCATTTGCCTCCACCTTGGGCGATCAGGGAGTTAGGTCCGCCGAGGCGGGCGCGTAAGCGACCGGACACCCGATCGCCGCCGGCTTTATGCCTGATCCGGTTGCGGGTGTCTACTCTTCTCCCCTCTCCCCCTGTACTCGGGGGAGAGGGGAGTAAAACGGACCGCCTCCGCCGGATCAGGAATTAGATTCGGCCGCGCATGAGATCGAGACGAGCTTGAATGATTTGGGCCGCGATGCCGGTGGGATCCAGCTCGGCGATGCGCTGCCGGACGGCCTGCTCGATCGTGGTCAGGGTCGTGAAAGGAAAGTCGGCGCCGGCCGCTGGTTCTGGAGCGGGCAAGGTCTTGCTCGGGATGCCCAACGCGCGCTGGATGTCCGCGGGGATGGGCGGCAGCCCCTTGGACACCGACTCCACGACCGCATTCTGCTGGGCGGGGAGGAAGACGCAGGCATATTCCAGCAGGATCCATTCGTCGATGACCAGGCCGACCTTGTCCCAATGGTTGGCTTCCAGTTCCTTGGCGTCCGGCGTGTGGACCTTGACCGGCAAGAAGCCGATCGACTTGCCGCGCAGCAAATCGGCCTGGACCAGGGAGAACGCGATGTCGGCCGGCCAGTCCTTGCCCTCCGCCCAGTCGCTGGGACGGCTGGGGTACTGCGTCTTGGCCTTGATGCCGCGGATGGCGCCGTCGGTGGCGAACTTGCGCCAGAGCGACTTGCCGACGGGCGGCGCCCAGTAGCAGTGATTGAGGGTGACGATCGGGTTCTGGCGGAACTGGGAGTCATTCATGCCGCGGGCCAGGACCACGTCGCCGGTACGGTCGGGGTCCTCGGTGGAGATCCAGGAGACGTCGGAACGCTCGCCGGCGAGGATCTCCGTGGGACCTTTGGGGACCGTGCGTTTGCGGTAGCGGAAGGCGGCATCCTGGGGGAGCGCCTTGAGGATGGCGTCGAGGGCGAAGGCTTGCTTGTCGGTGAGCGGAAAGCCCAGCGGGCCTTCGCTGTTGCCGTAGACTTTGAGGAAGTTGGACATGGTGCATTCCTGGAAAATGGGGATCGGAAAGCCGTTAAGCGTGTCGAAAACCCGTCCGAGCCGGGAGCGTCAGCGACCGGAGAAGCCAGGCGTCCGCGGCGGATCGTCCTGGTTTGAGGCGCTCTTCATGGGCCGCCGGTTGCGGCCGGTATGCGGGGCATGGTCTTCCCGCCGGCTGTAATCGCTGGGCGCCCACTGCAAGGGCAGCCAGGGCGTATCGCCCCACGCCACCGGCGGCAGGCCGCGCTCCTGGCGCACTTCATTGATGGTCAGCACGCCGTATTTCAGGTCGGCCATCTGCTGTTGGAGGTTCTGCTCGGCGTTGAGCGGCACCGGGTCGGCGGAGGCGACAAACAGCCGGCCGGTGCGGTCGTAGCACGGCACCAGCTGCTCGTTGAGCTTCTGGTCGCGGCGCTGGAGCCGGGGGGCGATGGCCTTGGCCAGGTGCTGGTGCTCGGCCGCCTGGAGGTTGGCCAGATTCGTTTCACTGGTGAGGAAGCTGAGGGGCACGTGAAATGAATTCGCAATGTCCTGCCGGGTCACCTTCATGTCGGCCAGGGCCGCCAGGTCGCCCAGGCTTTGGGTGAGCAACTGCACGCGCAGGCCGCTTTCGGCGACCACGACCTTGCCGGACCCGCCCTGGCGAAACTTGTTGTTCCATTGCGCTTCCAGGCGATCACGCTCTTCTTCACCCAGCACGTTGTCCGGACTCACGATGGCATCGGGGATGGCCCGGTTCTCCAACTTGGCCTTCTGAAAGGCGGTGTAATCGCTGACGATGGCCGCCTGCTCCCAGCACGCCCGCAGCGGACTCAACCCGGCCAGGTAAGGGTCGCGCGGGTCGGGATAGCGGAAGTGAATGATCTGCTCCGGCGCGAACCGCTGTTCATGGGTCCCCGTGCGGTACTGGTAATAGTCCACCACGTTGGGACTGCCGGGATTCCGCCGCGGCGTGACGTTCTGGGCCGGCAAGATCCAGATCTCCTCGGGAAGGCCCAGCTCTCCCAGACTGAGGTACCAGTAGGCGCAACCATGCACCTCCTGGTAGAGCGTTGTCAGCTCCCACAGATCAAAACTGTTGTGGACCGCATTCACTTTGCGGAGCAGCGTCAACAGCGGATGATCGATCACTTCCTGAATCACCGAATGCGGCGTGAGCAGCGACGGGTGGGCGCGGAAACGCCTTTCGGTGTGGCGATCCACCGGCCGCGTCAGGCACTTCGGTTCGGGCTGATCGGGGTGGGTGGTGACGTACAGGCGCGGCGGAAAGGCGGCACAGGCGGCGGCGTTGATCGTCGCACAGGTGAAGGCCGTGTTCTTCAACTCGGCCAGCAATTCGTTGGCCGTCGGTTCGCGGTTGCGCCGGTACGCATCCACAAAACTGGTGCCGGACCACTGCCCACCCGTCAACGCCGGCGGCACCGCCTTGGGCAGGAACCAGGAAGCCAGGGCCGATCGTAGAGCTTGAAACATAAGAGGTCACCCCAGAAGAAGATAAAACTAAGTCCGTAGGTCAGGCTTTCCAGTCTGACGCTCCCTGGTCAGGCCGGAAAGCCTGACCTACAGGGTCGTCCAGAGCTGGTCGTTATCCATGCGCAAACGCGGCGACGAAGCCGTGCTCGACCCGGCGGACGGCTTGCGGAAGTTGGCCAGAAAGCCGGCATCCAGCTGGGAAATCAAATACCGCAGGGCGCTCAGGGCGTGGTTGTCCCGGTCGATGGGGGTTTCACTTTGCGCGCCCTGGTCGTGGGAATTGGCATAGCGGTACAGCTTGGACTCGGCGAACAGATTGGGACAGGCCGGCCGATAGACTTTGAGCCGGCCGGTCCGCAGCCGGGCGGTCACTGCGGCGATGCCGGGCGTAATATCGTTGAGGCCGCGGCCGACCTTTAAGTTGGCCCGGCGCAGCTCCGCAATCTCCGTGGCGCCGGCCGGATCGCCATACCAGAGAACGTCCTTCGGCAAGGCGGCTGCGTGTTCGTGGATCGGCGTTTCCCGCGCGTAGCGCTCGCCCCCGATCCAGAGGACGTCGTCGCGATCCAGGACCCCCCAGAGCGCGGCGAACGGGTTGTTCCACCCGAAGTCGATACCGCCCACCTTCTGGCCGGCCGGGTTGGGCCAGGCGTCGCAGGCACACTGGGCCTCGAAGTCCGGATAGACCAGCCCCTCCAGGGCCTCAAAGGAGGTTTCGTACTCCTGCCGGACCCAGGATTCGCCCAGGGACCGCAGTTCCCTGGCGATAAATGCCGGCGTGATGCGCGGGCACTCCTGCCAGGGAATGCGGATGCGGTGCCAGGACGCGCCGGCGTCTTCCCATTCGTGGAAAAAGAAGCCGCGTTTACCAAAGGGCGTCGACAGGCAAATCAAGCGGCCGTCCGAGACGGCCAACATGGGACGGACGCTGCGGTACAGGTCGTCAGGAACCCGGGCCGCTTCGTCGATGATTAACAAGCTGACGCCGGAGAAGCTGCGAATGGTCTCTTCCGTGCCCGGCAGGCCGACAATGCGCGAGCGGTTGGCCAATTCCAGCAGGGTCCGGCTCCGGTTGCGCGCCGGGAGCGGCCGGTGCAGGGCGTCGTAGCCATCGAGCACCTTGCGAAACAACTCGGTCGACTGGCGCAGCGACGGCGACAGTAACAGCGTCAGGCTGGCCCGCGTGAACAGGGCCGTGTGCAGCGCCAGGGCTGCCACCGCGGTCGACTTGCCCGACTGCCGCGAACAGTTGAGCAGCACCTGGCGGTGCGCAGCCAGTAAGAAGTGCGTTTGCCACGGGTCCGGCGTCAGGCCCTGGGCGCGCAGGATGCGCGTCGGATCAAAGGCCAGAGCCACCAGGGCGGTCAAGGATTTCAT